CACCATCAGCTTTTGTTTTATAACCGCAAGCAAAATCATATGTATCAGATGCCTTTGTTTCACCGCCAAAAGCAGCAGTAACATAATAATCTGAAATAACATCCTCTCCTATCGCAACAGACAGGTGTCCAACTGCACTTCCGCTTTTTCTCGTCCCAAACGTTATATATGAACCGAGTGACATTCCACTCGTTCCTTGAGCACTACCATATCCAACGTGAAAAATTACAGAAGAAGCATTATATACCTGCATGCCTCCACTTTTAATTTCTACATGACGATCATTAGAAGCACCAATTCTAGATTCAGCACCAAATTTTGCTACTTCATTTGTTGCGGTGGATTCAGCCCCAGTCCAAACATGAAGGCCATCTGATTTTACAGTGCTATGACCGCTTGCTAATAAACCAATTCTAAATGTGTCATCGGTTAAGTTAACACATGAATTAGTAGAACTATTACGATAGAACGCGATGGCATTCGAGTTCATCATCAGATAGTCATTGCCGGTAGAATCTGCAGGTTTAAGGGTAATGCCTTTATTCGAATCAATATCAGTGATATATGAGGTAGCGGTTTTAGCAGCGTCATTAGCTTTATTTGTTGCATCTGTTTCCGCCGCAGATATAGCTTCAGATTTTGCAGTAGCTACATCTGAAGGTGTTGCTTTTCCATCTAATGATGATTGAAGATTGGCTACCTGTCCGATAGTTATAGAATTGGTAGTAATGTGACCACCATCAATCACTGTTGTACCGGTAGAAGAAGCTAAATCAGTCGTTAAAGCACCAACCGCATTTGATGCTGCACCATTTGCGTCATAGGCGTTATCCAGTGATGTCTGGCTAAGTCTTCCGCTGTCCGTAAATATCGCAGCACCTTCGATATTAACCTTATTTGCAGATATTTTAGCCGTGCTTCCGCCTTCTGTTTCAGAAGACAAGTTAATCGCTGCTATAACTCCATCTTTGGAAACTTTTGCAGAAATATCAGCAGCATGCTGCGTTATCGTAGACTCTGCAGTACTTACCCTTCCACTTAGCGTATCAACTTCCGTTTTTGTAGCTCGCAATGCTATTTCATCAGCCTGCTGAGCAATACTCGTTTCAGCAGAGCTGAGTCTTATAAGAGTGTTGCTATCCTGAACCCGCCAATATGTACCATCATAGACAAAACTCATTAATGCGCCTGCGGGCCACTTATACTCATCAGAAGATAAAGCCGTCCCGCTATAATTTCTTATAGCTTTCGCTCCGGTTCCATTAACATTAAGGGTCGGAGTTGAAGCAGTATTAGCGTTAATAAACTTGACCGCTATAGTCGCACCAGAATATAATGCCCAACTATTCGATGTAGGAATAATAGTTGCAGTCTTTGCTGATGTATCTATGGCTGTTGATGATGTTGCATAATGTCCAGTGAGTTTTATAGTTGCATCTTCTATAGCAGCATCCCTTGCCGCATTAGCTTTTGCTGTTGCATCTGCTGCGGCTGTAGCTTCTGCTGCACTTTGAGCTGCTGAAGCCGAACCAATAGCATCGAAGTTATCATCAGCATAAGATTTAGCATTAGATTCTGCAGTTGAAGCCTGATCCTCCGCATAAGTTTTTGTGGCATACGTAGCAGCGACAGTACTCGTTATGCCGCTAGCAGACTGCTGAATAGCCGTATTCATCTGAGACGTAGTAGAGTAATCAGACATAGCGTTTTTAGTCTGATAGGTCTGAGATACTGTGGTTTTAAATCCGTCTAAATCCTGTTCAGCTTCAGACATTCTATGCATAATATCATCAGCTTTTGTCGTGCCATCAGCATTTGTTCCGAGAACTGTTGTAAGGTTAGAAATCTTACTGCTGTTACTAGTAGCCGTCTGGCTTATGTTGTTTACAGTGTTTGACAGAGTCGTTACTGTTGAGCTATCAGCTTTACTCTGCACAGTAGTGCTAAGCGATGTGATGCTAGCACTATTCTCATCTACAGTCTGGCTAAGTTCGTTGAAGGTCGTAGTTGAGACCTTCGTCCCCATGTCGGTCTCAAGAGTTGACGTCCTACCCTTGAGCGAGCTTAATTCTGCATCAGTATCTGTTTTCCAACTGCTTATCTGGGTATCAAAAGCCTTGATTCCTGTAATATCGCCTTGCATGTCTAAAATATCCTGCAAAGCTTTTGTTATCTGATTATCTTTAATGAGTGTCCAGCCATACGTATAATTCGGTGACGAACCGGTTTCAGTAAAACGATATGTATAGCCATCCGCTTCACTTGACGCATTGACGACATAATAAATATCACCGACGTGTTTATGTCTTTCGGAAGCATTTCCCCAATTTGTCGCTGGGGAATTTTGTAAGGTTGGAACTACACTTCCAGTCCAAGTCTCTATCTGTCCGTCTATTTGACCTTGTAGGTTTTCGGCAACATTATCAAGATACTCCTTAGTCGGAACTTCTTCTGCCAGCTTGTCAAGAGTGATTGACTCACTTCCAATACGCTGACCGTTTATAGTACCGGTTGTAATGTTATCCGCATTAAGATTTGTTACGGTAATATTAGATGCATCAATTGTACCAGCTGTAAGTTTATTAGCTGAAACACTGCTGATCTGAGCATCACCTATAGCACCGTTTTTGATCACGCCGTTTTCGATCCAGCCATTAGTTACATTAGCAAGATCTATTCCGGCATAGTGAGTATTAAGGTCATTTACATCGGCATAACCAATCTTAGCATTATCGATTACACCCTGAGTTATATGAGCATAATTAGCCTCAAGCTCGTCAATAGTCGCGTAAGTAGCGTCGAGACTTTCAATTACCGCTTCTGAAGCAGTAAGTCTTCCGTAAATATCAGCACGATCAGCTTGAAGGCCCTGAACTACGCCATCAATTACTGTAAAGCCCTCAATCTTGGAATTTCGAATCTCAGAATCTACAGCCGTCAAACCATCAATAAAGGAGTTAGTAATCCTGGCATTCTGAGCCATTACGTTCTCCATCTCAACGTTTTTAATCTTAACGTTTTCGATGTCAGCATTCACAATTCGAGAATTCTCATTTACAAACTCATTAAGATTGCTAACAGCTTTTCCATTCTTAACACTTAGCTGAAGCGCTTTAATTGCGACTCTTCCGTCCGTAGGAGGATTTGTCGCATTACCTATGGTCCATGCCCTTCCATCAGCAACGCGCACCATAACCTGATCGCCTTCATCAGCATCCACGGTCCTTCTTACAGGTGTCCTATCTACTCCACCTGGAATATGAACCCATAAAGTATCACCTTCTTTAGACAACACGGTCGCCGGGGTGTCGTATGGTATAGGGTTTTTAGCGTCAGCTTCTTTCATAGTGCTGCGAATGGTTTTAGCAAGTTTATCAAGTTTGTTACTCATATTTTCACAACCTCCTCACTTGTTCGTGCACTATATCCAAGATCAATGCTCTGAGATACGACTAAATATAAACCAGAAATGTTCTGCGCCGGATAATTAAGCCTAACAATATCGCCAATATTCACTGCAGGATTAAAAGCTCTTGTATAAGATACTTTCTCCGACACTTCCTGAAGCTCTGCAAGTCGTCTTTTGGCATAGAGTTCAAGACTCTCACCTTCTATAAGATCACAATTGGTTTCCTCGGCCCAGACTTCTCTGCCTCGCACATCAATACTCCAAGGATTATTCGAATGGTCGTACTCGATATATTCATCATAATCCGTAACAGCTCTGAACACATTCGGGCATTTATACCAATCCCTCTCAATAGTTAAACTAGGCTCTAAAATATCATTGCCAAGAGAATCGAACATCACGATTTCTTCTTTAGGATAAGGACCTATCTCAATAGATCCATCCCCTGCAATAATCATTCGCCAATTCATCAAATATAACAGCTTCTCTATCATAGATAAATGACTCTCATTGGCTTCTGCTACAAGATAATCTGTCAGAGTAGCTGTGCTGTCTGAAATATGCACCGGAGCATGTATTACAGATGTTAAATTATCAAGAATACTTTTGCAGTTCATGCCAACCTCAGCAAACCAGCCTCTCTGAAGAAGAACGTCTTCTGCTGGCTTTAGAACCGAATAACATTGAAAAGAATTATTCCGCATAAGACCGTTAATTGTCACGGATGGAGACGTTGCATAGCCCGTAAAAAGAGCAACCCTATCTACTTCATCTTCCTGTCTTACAATCATATAAAGCCTTATGATCTGCTCTCCCATAAGTTCGAAATTTACTGTGTCAATATCTGCAGAATGACGGAGGTCCGACTCCTCTCTGGAAATCGAACCTCCTGTAATATCAAACGAATCAGTATCGCTCCATGTTATTGGATCTACTGTGGTCGCATAATACGACGCACTATAGCCTCTGCTCCAATCTATCATGCGACCACCTCCTTATAAATTACGTTCCCATTCTTCGTATGTCATTCCGTCTTCACCCTGAGAATCAACTCTTGTTACTTCAAGAGTTACAGAAGCGAGTCTTCTCACCAATTTATTCTCATAGTCTTCAGACACGTTAATATTAGCTGCATAGCTTGATCCGTCAGGTGTCCTTACATGACAGACACCAGGCCATACTGCCAATCTTCTAAGAGCTCTCATAGTATCTGGTCCAACTTCATCTTCCTCGATTACTACCGATGTCTTTATTGAACTTGTTCTGGATACTGCTTTATTCCAATATCCATTAACAGATCCGCCAAGATATTTGACTTCCGTGAAGTCTTTACTCCACTTATTAGATAGTTCGATGTTATACGGAAGACGAATTTGTTCAGAGCCGAAATCAATGACTGCGCCAAAATAATTGACGTATCCGGATGTTTCCTCGAAATCTTCGTCCGGGTAATTTTCTATGGCAAGAGTATTGTCTTCTGTAATATAATCGCCATCCTTAGTAATGTAGGCAAGTCTATGGCCTCCAAACCGGCCAAGAGTCGGATATGGATCGACATAGGTAGCGCCCATAGTCGCGCCCTTTACTATTAGCTCCGGTCTATCCGCAGATAGTCTGTAAATATCGACAGTGTCCCCAGATACGGCACCCTGAACAGCCGTAGGAGTAATAATAGCAGCTAAGTGATCATTGTCAATCGTGATGGTTGCTTCCGGCATAATAGCCTGATGTGACCATGCGACCGTAAATTCCACAGGATCAGTCGATGCAGACTGCCCATGAGAATCAACAACGGTACCTACTATTTCATAGTTAGCGCCATCATCAAGTCTTCCGATAAGCATGTCCTTTGTGAAAGTAATAGCTCCAGCGCCTGTTCTAGATGCTGTTGCTATTGTCTCGCCTTCAAAACCATCTTCTGGTGCTTCATCGGGTCTAAGCTCAGGCCTCACTATAGAATATGAATCTTTTCTTGTTATGGTGGCCGCTGCAATACCGTCGGTGCCGATTCCAGACACATTTACAGTAAACGGAAGCTCTGTAAGGATCTTAGTATTGATCAGAGTTCCAGAAATGGAAGCGGTTACAGGAGCAATAACATTGATTGCTACCGGCATACTCCATGCAGAGCGCTGCCCTGTACTCGATATAACTCGCACAACTATGTAATAAGTCGATCCCACAGTCCAGCCAAGTTCTGAAGTATTAAGAGTTTCCTTCTGATCGTAAGTCGTTTTTGGAATTGCTGATAAGAATCCAGAGTCCGGATAAGTTATATCACCGTTAGCAGCTATCGCAGCATAGCCAAGCTCTGCACTCTCCGGTTTAGTGCCATCCTCGTTGTAATATTGCCAATAAACAGTAACATTGCTTCCGAAAGTAATAGTCGGAGTATCAGTACTTATTGCTGGTTGAGTTGGATTAGTGCTTAATGTTACAGACTGAGTTGAAGAATACGCTCCGAAGTTTGTTCCTTCCGAAGTTTCCCTTAGAAGTCTGCAGCGAACATGCCATGTCTTAGGCTCAAGTTCGCTAATGTGCCATCTATTTGCATGTATACCACTTACAGTATACCTAGATGGTTCTTTTGTGGAGTTCCAAGCGTCTTTATGATCTGCCCACGAGAGTTCTACGCCATTGGCCTCGTTCCATCGCCAATCCCAATCCGCCTCTATCGTGTCGTAAGGGCTATCAGCAAACTTATCCACACTTAATCTCGGTGGAATAGGAATAGATCCGGCAAGCCAGACTATACCATTTGACTCCATTTTGAAATTTGAAACTTTATAGTTATCTACTAATGCGGATGATCCAGATGTAATCGGACTATAATCCGCAACAAGCGTTTTCATTCCAAGACCAGGCGAATCAGTTTCTTTCCACTCAGGACACTGGATAATCATTGTTCCTGATTCCTGCCCCCAAGGAACTATACCGACAACACGTTCGTCGCCTGCGTTTGAGCTGCTTCGATAATAAATAGCAGTAAACGAATTTGGTATTCCGCTATTATTCTGAGGTTTAGTGATAGAAATCCTATGCTGTTCTCCATCTACGTCATTAATTACCATTCCAGATGGAGCCGTCAAATATGACTTAGAATTCTCAACTTCTACAATATTTCCAGTAGTTGTTATACGATCATGCACAGCGGTTGCCCTGACGAACATCATCTTGTTATCAGGAATGGATGTGTCAAGAGAGAATGAATACGAATCAAATCCCTTGGAATCTCTTATTACGCCGCCAGGAGCATTCGTCCATTGTACTTCGTTAGGATTAAATGACAGAGTAGACTTATACTCATTTCCGGATGTTGCAACAGTAATAGCGGGAGACTGAATGCAATACTGAAGCTGCACATAATCAATAGGTCTTAGCTGATACCGACTGTTTCCCTTGCCCGCATAACTCTGATATGCAGCCCAGGCAACTCTAACCATTAATGCACTGTTTCCAGTTGTCTGGGTTAAAGATGGTTTATTCCCTGACGAATCTTTATACTCCGTTATCACAGGGGGCCTTCCATACACATGATAAGCATAAACCCAGTCTGAAGCTCCAGCAGGGCCTCTAGCCCTTACTCTAAAAAATCTAGTCCATGTATTATTAGGATGCGAATTTGAATAAACCTGCGCTGAATCCTCAGCGATGACAACCGATCCGCCATCTTTGTTGATGTTCCAAGAATAACTATTGTCATGAACTATCTGCGATCCTGTATCCGAGCCGCCTGTATCGGGATCGATTCCGTTTGCAGTATGTCGTAGTTCCGGTGCATCCCAGTATGGAGCAGATCCATTTAGTACTCGTACTGATTCCCATTCGTAATCTACAAACATATGAGAATTAGAATCGGAAAGAACACTTGACCAGGAAAAGATCGTAGTTCTATCTTCTGACTGGTCAAGTGCTTCTGTTAATACTGGTTCGTATGGGGGATCGATGTCGAATGATTTAGTAGACCAATCCGACCATGTTGGATCTGACTTCATCCCAGATTTCTTATCTCTATTACCACGAACTTTAAAAGATACTTTATTTAAAAACGCCGTGGTCGAAGGATAATAATCACTTAAGGTAATAGAGTACGATTTAGATGTATCTGATTTGGAAGGGTTTAAATTTGCGTCATTAGTCAACCATTTAGGTACTAAATTACGATGTGAATCGTATACGAGTATCTGATAATGCTCAGTGAATATAGCATCCTGTCCATCATCGTAATCCTTAGTTCCGCATTTCCAACCGCAGGTAAATTTTCTCTTATCTCGGGTCAGCGTCAACCCTGTTGGTTTTTTACTCTTTGCCATTACACTGTCCTCGCATTCAATCTAAAGCTACGGATCAGTCCATCGGCAAATGCTTCTGGATCGGCTGAGCCGTCTACTGTAATATAGTTATTAAGAGACCTCGAATTCATGGTATCAGTAACTCTGTCAAGTCTCGTTGTAAGACGCGACAGCATAGTTCCAAATTCGTCATCACGATCTCTCATCTGATCAACCGACACACTAGCCGAGACCGCCTTGTCGATTGAGGTGTACGGCTGTAGATCATCAAGTCCGTTTGTCATCGACATTGTGGCGGTATTGAATAACGAACTCAATTCGTTTGCGGAATCGGTTGCTTTACTCAGGTCGACAATCGGGGTTATTGTTGGTGTAAAGTCACCATTTTCGAGTTTATCTGAAATGATACCTACAGCGGAAGACATAGCATCTGTCGATACTGCTGCCAAACCCTCAGAGGCGTTTACAACTACGCTGGCCGAATTACTTATACCGCGAGCCAATCCGAGACCTAAAAATCTACCTATTCGTGCCCAAACTCTTGATGGTGATTTAATCTCGGCTTTAGCTTCAATGGCTCTTTCAGCCTTTGCCTCGAGTGCCTGAACCGCCGACTCCAATGCACCCATCTGACTATTCAAACCATTTACGAGGCCAGCCGTTAAATTCGACCCGACATTGTAGAACTTACGAACATACAGCTGAGACGATTTTAGCGAGTTATCAAGCATGGTTTTAACAGCTTCACTTGGTGCCTTGTTATCTTTTATTCCTTTAGCCAAATCCGATGAAATTTTTCTACCAGCCGCAGTAAATCCGGCAAATTTCTTTGCGGCATCAGCAGCGGCATTGCCTATTTTCGTAAGCGAAGAACTGATTGTTTTAGCAGCTTCGTCCAGACTAGATGATTCCTTAGATAAACCTTTTACAGATTTGAAGAATGTTTTCAAGCTTCTAGCTACCGAAGGGAGCTGATCCTTCAAATCGGCCAATGTTTCTATAGCATTAGCAAGCATCTGAACACCAGCGCCTATACCAAGAACCGATAACGCGAATAATCCAAACGCGACTCCGAGAAGAAGCATTGCCGGTATAAGTGGCTTCATTATGGCAACCGCAGTTCCAAGAAGCAACATGACGACCGTGAACGATGCCGCAAACGCCCCAAGAGATGGTTCTACAGCAGCAAGAGCTTTTATACCCATTGCTATAGACTGCATACCAAGACCTATTGCAAAAGCTGCAATCCCGAATCCCGCTGCTGCCAGCACAATAGTACCGAGAGCTAAACCAAACTTAAGGATTCCTCCAATAGGTATAACCTTGAACACAGCGCACGAAACGCCAAGCACAAATATAGCTCCAGCAAGAGCGATGATGGCAGTACCAACAGATTGGAGATTGGAATTTGCAATTTTTAAGAGCGAATCTACCAAGACATCGACGGCTTGTACGAAAATATAAATGGCGATAGATGCCCCAAGTCCAACGGACCCAAGAGCACCAAGCGCTCCTACAGCGAGTACAAGTACGGACATTAATGCTATGAGATATTTAAATGCATTAGCTAACTGTTCAGCGTCAAGAGTTGTTAACACTCTAAGACCTTCTACTAAATTAGTTACAGCTTCTACAAAGATATAAATGGCAGCCGCATCCAAAACGCCAATAGTACCAAATCTCGACATCGCAATCGTGGCAACAGTAAGAAGCGCAACTAGTTCTGCAAGTTTGATCATGGCATTATTTAGAGCATCTTGGTCTTCGAACTCCGATAAAATCTTAAGATTATTCATGAACATCTCGACTGCTTTTGCAAAAATCAGAAGAGATACAGCCGCCTTTAGAAATCCATTAGCGTTGAATTTCGACATTGCGTATACAACACCAACGAGCTCCCAAAGGATAACACTCATAAATGCGAAACTAGTTGCTAATTTATCAGCATTTATGTTGCTTAAATTCTCCATAGCTTTGGCTAAAATATAAACAGCCGCGGCCATAGCAATAAGACCAGCGAGTCCTTTAGTCATACTCTTGCTTGATTTTTCAAAGCCTTTTGAGAATGACATTGTTACTTTATCTGTTCCCGCCAGCACCTTTGCAACTCCAGCTAGGGTAAGAAGCAATAACTCGATAGCACCTGCCGCATAAATAATCTTATCAGATGGTAGGTCGCCAATAACTTTCATAGCTGCGGCAAGAACAAACACAGCCGCAGCCATCTTAAGCATGAAGTTGCCCACGCTCCTGTACTTATCTGAGCCTCTACCGATCAATTTACCGAATATCCTTTCGATAAAATTACCCTTCTCTGCTGTTTTAGCCATCTTATCAGCCTTACCAAGTATTCCGGTAATAACAGCAAATGACGCCACAAGACCGGCTACAGTGCTTCCAAATAAGCCAACAGACTGAGCAGCTTTATCAGCGTCAATCTGGGAAAGCAAATATAAAGAACCAGCAAGCATAGAAAGAGCGATTGCGTATTTTATAACGGTATCGGCTCTTATCGAAGCTGTAAGTTCTTTC